AGTGATTCCTTTAATTACACACGCATCCCCTTCGGCATTCCCGCACTAGATAAGCTTACTGGTGGGGGTATTCCTAAGAAACGTATGACCATTATGTATGGGCCTACAAATGTAGGCAAGTCTTACCTTGCTTCCCAGGTGGTAGCAAATGTTCAACGAGACGGTGGAACCGCTGCATGGATAGACACAGAACTCTCCTGGGATTCAGAATGGGTAGAAAAGTGTGGCATAGATTCTGAACGTATGCTTGTATCTCAGCCTACTAGTGGGGAAGAAGCTTTAGGAACAGTCAAAGAACTTATGAGGGCAGGAATAGACATCATTGTTTTGGATTCGATTGCGGGGCTGGTTCCATCAGATGTGCAAGATAATGATAAGGGGTTTGAGTTTAGTCCAATGGCCTGGCAAGCTAGGTTCGTAAACTCTGCTCTCCCCAGACTTCTACCCAATTTAAAATCTGGGTCAGCTTTTATTGCTATCAATCAAGTAAGGTCAAGTATTGGCCCTGTAGCTTTAGACACTATGCCTGGGGGTTTAGCACAAGGATTCTTTGCCCATTTCTTACTTCAGGTTAGAAGGGCTGGATGGATTGAAGAACCTAAAGGAAATAAAGTTGGGTTTGATATGGAAGTCCGATTACGCAAGAGTAAGGTGGGGGGTGAGAACTGGAGTAACGCCATTGTGCCTTTTAGAGTTGATGGTGGGATTGATGTGCTAGAAAGTTACATTAGAGAAGCCATACAACAGAAGTTGATTACTCAAAAGGGCGCATGGTACGATTATGAAGGAATTAAAGCTATGGGTATGAACGGTTTAAAAACCCAATTGCTTGATAATCCTACTTTAGTGGAGAAGTTGAAAGTAGATGTTACCTAGAGATTACACTAAACAAGAAAATCTTATTGCAGACCAATTGTCGGAATTCGGCCTGCGGTATGACCAACAGGTGCCCATAAATCAGTATACAGCTGATTTCTTTGTTCCTGAATTGGGTCTTGTCATTGAAGCGGATGGGGTGTATGGGCATTTGGCAAAGAGAGATGCATATAGGGACTCTGAAATTATGAGGGTTTTTGGGATAGAGAATATTTTACATATTAAAGACACTACTAAACAAGGGGTAAAGGATACATTATGGCAGGCATTAAACAACTTAACCAACAAGTAGAAACCAAAACTCGTAACCGCACATCTAATCAAGATAAATGGCTCCTTAAAATGTTTGAGGATACGTTGGGGTCTGAACAGAGGAGTAGTCGAGTGGGGGTGTTTTACCCCTCTATGTTAGGGAATGAGTGTGATAGATACTTGTACTTAGCATATAGAGGGGTTCTACCTCAGCAAGTGATTAGTAGTGGAACCCAACGGATTTTTGACACGGGGTCTTCTTTAGAAGATAGAATGACAAAATATTTGAACAGATGGGGATTTTAAAAGGACGAGAAATACCACTTAAATGTGATGACCCCCCTATTTCAGGACGAGCAGACTTCTTACTGTCTCATGAAGAGCATACTGAAGTAGTGTTAGAGTTGAAATCAATTAATGATAAGGGCTTTAAAAATCTTTACGGTAAACCAAAGGTTGAACATGGTATTCAATTACAAGTATACTTGCAGTTGATGGATAAACCGTATGGTATTGTTCTCTATGAGAATAAGAATGACCAAAAATTAAAGGCCTTTAAAGTAGAACGAAGTGCAAAAGAATGGAATGCTCTAGTGAAGCGATGTAAGCAAATACAAGATGCCACAGAAATCCCTGAAAGTTGTACGGGGGCCGTTTGGTGTGCATGTAGGAAATATGAGGAGGATGCTAATGGTAGAGAAGTGGACACCAATGAAAGCATTGGGGAAAGCGAATAGGGTTATAGATGATTTAATGGTTCCTCCGTTTAAGACGGATTTAAGTGAACAACCCAACTTAGAATTTGCAAATTTGATGAATGCTGATGCTAAAACCCTAGAAGAGTTTTTAACCTTATACGGTGGGTATAAAGCATATTTAGAGTCTAGGGTAGCGGATATTGAGGCTGGGAAGAATGCTTTAAAAGCAGCGTTTGATGAGGGATATGCGACTGCTGGGTACAAAATGGCAGAGGATAGGGAATCAGAGGGTAGGAAGAAGTTGACTAGAGATGAAGTTCGTGGGGCGGCATTAACTAACTACCCCCAGTTACGCGAGTTGAGTCGGGAAATTATTGAACAAGAAGCTACCTACGTGAAAATGTCTGGTATTCTTAGTGCCTATACTTCTGCGTACCATACAGTATCAAGGATTGTAGCTCTCCGTATCTCTCCAGGGGTTACGTATGGATAGATACTATCTAGGATTAGACTGTTCTAGTAAAGCCGTCCACGGAAGCATTATTAATCATGATAGAGTCCTACAAGAAAATATAAAATGGGTTTCCCCAATTAAGGATTTTGACTCCAGATTCGTGGACTTTTTGACTAAATTTTACGAAGAGCTAGGTATAATAATAGAAAGGTATCCTTCTTTATGGGTGGCTGTTGAAGCCCCCATTTTTATTCAAAATCCACGAACTACAATGCAAATTGCTTCTGTAGTGTATGCTACAAAGTTTATATGCTCTTTACATGGTTTGGATAGTACGTTAGTACAAAATAAAACATGGAAGAAATTTACAGTGGGGAATGGAAATGCAGCGAAAAGTGATATCTTAGAGTATGCAAACAAGTTTTGGGATACTCAATTTGCAGAACAGGATTGGGCTGACGCCGCTTGCGTAGCTTTGTGGTATAGAAATGAACTTGCGGAGGACAAAATATGAGTGTAGTATTTTATATGAAAGGGAAGACTGAGACTAGTGTAGAGTATGTGGACAAACTACCTGAGGGCATGACAGTCCAAGAATTTAAAAAGCAGTATGGGGTAGTGGTTTGGTGCGACTACTTTGGATGTAAATATAATACCCAAGTGGAAGATACTCAACGAACAACTGGTAAGCTACTGAATAAGCGTGGGTATCAGCCTATTGGCAAAGATGCTGGTGTGTGGAGAGGGTTATGTACTCGCCAAGAGATTGGATTGAAATATCTCAACGGTAACCCTGAGTGCTTTACTTCTGCGGTAAGGAAAACAGGGAACATGAGTTTTGCAGGATTGCTACAATCCGATGGAAGTCCTTATGGGGGAAGCATTGAATCCCAACATATGGAAGACCCATCATTTGACATCCCTTCTAATTGGGGACAAGATGATAGGGCACCCAGGAAGGGTTTACGTTCCCCAGATATTAGGGAGTATTAAGATGCCGAAACAATTTCCTCCTGAGATTAAGGAGAGGGCTTTAGGTTTATACCTTAAAGGTGATAAATCTGCTAGGGAGATTGCCGAGATACTGTGGGATGACTTCACTATTGAAGTGAAGCCATCCACTATTTATTTGTGGGCGAGAGACGGAGATTGGGGTGTGCAACAAGTAGAAGTTCGTGTTGAGGCAATTAATAAAATAAAAGAAAGTGAGGGGCAGCGATTTGCAAGAACTCAGCAGGAACATTTAGATACCTATGAATCCCTGCGTCATAAGGCGGGGCATGAATTAGAACACTTAAATTTTGATAAGGCTTCCGATGCTGCTAAAGCCCTAGATATGGGTATAAAAGGAGAACGAGAAGTTATTAAAGGAATGGTCAATCTTCAGTTTGTGCAGAATGTATTGAGTGTTTTAGTGGAAGAGATTAATGATGAGGACGTATTAAAACGAGTAGCAGGACGTTTAAAGGCATTAATACAAACTGAGGAGCCAGCACTTTCATGACAGAAGAAATAACTACTTTTAATGATGCATTTGATAGATTAGCGACAGGATTACTAACGTCTGGAAAAGCCAAGGTAGGGTCATTTCATGAGTTCCTTGTTAATATATGGTCACAAAGTTTTGATAATCCTGATTACTTTAAGGCTTGGCATGTTGGTATAGTAGCTGAGGACATTGAAAAATGTATGCAAGAAGGGTTGAATTATTGTGCCGTCCTCCCACGGTTCCATTTTAAAAGTACCCTATTAGGTCACGCCTTTAGTGTGTGGAGGCTCCTAACAGCCCCTAGAGACTGCTCTGTACTGTATTTATCGTATAGTGATGGGATGGCCCGTTACCACATCTCTGAGATTAACAAAGCCATCTCTAGGAACCCACAACTAGTGGAGTGGATGGATAACCGTACTCCCAAAGCTGACTTTTCTGCTCGATATATGATTAATAACAAGCCTATGAATATCATGCATGGGGGTCTTTTTTCATTTAAGCGGGGTATGCATGTTAATGGTGCTTTAATTGCAGATGATATTCTCCGTGACCCTGAAAACCCTTTGAATATTGGACAGGTAACAAAGGTTGAAGACCATTTCTTAACGGAGTCTTTGTTTATTCCTTTGAAGGGTGTTCCTGTTATAGTCTTAGGAACCCCTATGATGCCTGGGGACTTACTTGCCAACCTCCAGAAGGATGAACGTTTCATGTCTAGAGTATTGCCAGCCCTTGACCCCGTTCCTGGGCGTAGGGTGCTAATGCCTGAGTTATATGATGAAACTTGGTTGCTACAACAACAAAAAGCTAGACCTAAATCTTTCGCATCAGAGTTCTTATTGGTTCCACACTTTGCTACTGAAGCGTATTTTAATGAGGAAGACATCCTCAGTTGCGAAGATGAGACGTTGCGAGAGTTCCCTACAACCCGTAAATTTAGGAAGCAAGAAGGCTCCTTTGTTTTTGCGGGATTCGACGTTGGTAAAAAACGTCACCCTTCTCACCTAGTTATATTTGAGAGGGTTGGGAGTACATGCCGCCAAATTCATCAATCTTGGTTAGATGGGTGGAACTACTCTGACCAAATAGAATACTTAAATGAAGTAGCAGAGAATTTT